GTGTCCAAGCTCACCAAGACGATCGTCGACAAGGCGACACCCCGCGAAGCCTCATTCTTCCTTTGGTGCTCCGATCTGCCGGGCTTCGGCGTCCGCGTGTGGCCGACCGGGAAGAAGGTCTATTACGCCGACTATCGCAGCAAGGCCGGCGCCAGGCGGCGCATCACGATCGGCCATCACGGCAAGCTGACGACGGAAGAAGCCCGCAGGCTCGCCATGATCACGCTGGGGGACGTGCTGAAGGGCGAAGACCCGGCCGAGGAACGGGCGACCCGGCGCAACTCGCTCACGGTGAAAATGCTCTGCGACACCTATCTCGACGCGACCGAACGCGGCCTGATCATGGGCAAGCGGAACCGGCCGAAGAAGGAAAGCACGCTGTCCGTCGATCGCGGGCGCATCGCCCGGCATATCGTCCCGCTGCTCGGCAACAAGCTGGTGCGCGACCTGACGCAAGCCGACATCAACCGCTTCGTCCGCGACGTGGCGTCCGGCAAGACTGCCGTCGTCGAGAAGACCGATAAGAAGCGCGGCAAGGCGATCGTCGAGGGCGGACCCGGCACAGCCGCGCGCACCGCCGGCCTACTCGGCGGCATCCTGTCCTTCGCCGTGTCGGAAGGCGTGATCCCGTTCAACCCTGCCCAGGGCGTGAAGCGTCCGGCCGACAGCCGCCGGCAGCGCCGACTGACGCCAGACGAATTCCGCGCCCTCGGCAAGGCGCTCGAAGAGGCCGAGGCCGAAGCCGAGATCGACCAGGGCGTGACCGGCGCCAGGTTGATCGCCTTGACCGGCTGCCGGTCGGGCGAAGTCGTCGGCCTGAAATGGAGCGAAGTCGACGCGACCGGGAAATGCTTCCGGCTCGAAGACAGCAAGGAAGGCGCATCGGTGCGCCCGATCGGCCAGCCCGCCTTCGACGTGCTCGACAAGACGGTGAAGAAGAAGGGCTGCCCCTTCGTGCTACCGGCGGCGCGCGGCGACGGATCATTCGGCGGAATGCCTGGCGCCTGGAAGAGGATCGTCGCCAGGGCGAAGCTCGATGACGTGACGCCGCACACGCTTCGCCATTCCTTCGCGTCGGTGGCGGGCGACCTCGGCTATAGCGAGTCGACGATCGCGGCTTTGCTCGGCCATGCCGCCGGATCGGTCACCAGCCGCTATGTGCACCATCTCGACGCGGTACTGATCGCGGCTGCCGATCGCGTGGCCGGGACGATCCACGGCTATATGACGGGCAAGGTCGAGAGTGAGAAGCCGGCGCGTCGGGCGCGCAAATCGCGCCAATAGCTTCCCCGTCATCGTCAATTTCGGGTGTTACGCGGGTTACAGGTGTTACAGCCTGCATAAGACATTGATAAGCCGTCAAAATCTTCCGCCGCAGCCTGTAACACCGGGCATTTGCCACGGTGTTACAGGTGTTACAGCGACTATTTCGCGTCGGCGATCTGCTCGATTTCGTCGGCCGTCAGCTCGTACTTCTCGCCGAGGCGGCGCCAGGTCCGCAGCATGGCGCGATAGTGGTCAAGCGAGGTGCCGCTATGCGAGTTGTCGGGCCGGTCCTTCAGCTCGTCCCATTTACCCAGCGTCCGGCGAACGAATTGCGCGAAACCGTATTGCCCACCGTCATCGTTGCCGTCGAAGCCCTCGAATTCGGCCCAATGGCTCTTCGGCTTATAGCCGAGCTTCAGACAGGAAAACTTGATCGCCCGGAAGACGTTCAAGACTTCCTCGACCTCGCGAGAGACTTCGCGCTTTGTGGTATTCTCATAGATGGAAGGGTTGATTTCCGAGTAATATTGCTCGTAGCCGTGCGACAATATTTCCTGATTGGTCTCGTATTACTTCGTGTCGTCGGGATTGATGCGCTTCAGGATTTCATATTGGTTCCAGAGCGTCAGTCGTTCGGCCCATGTGAGCATTTCACTTCCCCTTTGCTAGTCGTACGCCCGGCTGGCCGCCGTTTGTGAACTCGACGCCGGCACCTTCAAGGGCAGCCTGCACCTTACGGACCGTTACGGCACCACTGGTGATTTCCTCGGCGCCGCGCGCCTCCATGTTCCTGATCGTGTTGATGCTCACGCCTGATTTCTCGGCGAGCCACTTCTGTTCGACCCCCGCAAGGGCGCGCGCAGCGCGGAGCTGGTTTCCGGTGATTAATGCCATATGGTTCTCATACCTAGAAATCTGGTTGACAGCAACAATAATAGCTGACTAGTTTCTAACGCCAACTTAATGGCGCTGATACCTAACTAGTGAGGTTCTAAATGCCGAAAACCCTCGTTTCGGCTGACGGCGGAGCTTTGTCCGCAATCAGCCCACCTTCCTCTCGCGCCGTTCGCCGTGTCCCGTCTCGCGTCGCTCCCGAGGTGAAACCGATCGTGCCCTTCCGGGACGCGACCTTCCCCGAGCTGTATGCAATGAAGCTATCTGGCGACTGTCTCGCGCCCGACTTGATGGACGGCGACGAAGTGAAATTCTCTTCTGTCGAGCCGCCGGTGGTCGGCGATTTCTGCATCTTCATCATGCAGCCCGAGTTGGTGCCGCGTGGCGGGATGCAGTGCATCATCAAGCGCATGGTGATGGCACCGCCACCCTACGTGAAGCTTCCGTTCCGTGAGAACCCTCAGAGCGAGGTTCATGCCCTAGTCATGGCCGAGCAACTGAACCCGCGCCGACAATTCATGATCAAGTGTGAGCATCTTCTGGCGATCCACAAGTTCGTCGGCGTCCAACGCCGCGCCTGACGGTGCGGGAACGCCCGCCACCGAGGAAAACAACGGCCCGGCCGGAAGCGCCCTTCCGCCGGGCCGAAACTTTGCGGCTCATCCCCGCAACTTTTTACTTGCGGACACGATCCGCAAGGTTTAGATCGAAAGAATGAGCACCGAAACAGGCACGAGTCGCAATGCGCGTTGACCGAGAAATCTATGAGCAGTGGCGCGTCGGCGAGTTCGATGACGCCGCCGCCGAGGCGATCACGTCGCTTTCGACCAACGCCCTGCGCGACCTTCAGCGGGCGGGCGCTCTTCGCGCTTCCGGCGGCGGCGGGCGCGGCAAGCGCCGAAGCTGGAACCGGGAAGCCCTCTGCAAGGGCGCCATGACCGCCGAGCTGCGCAAGGCCGGGCTGTCGCTGCCGATGGCCGCGCGCATCGCCTTCTATGTCTGGAACATCTCGCCGAACAGCTCCTACGACCCCATGCTTCGCTTCCCGACGTGGGAAGAGTTGAACGGAAAGCCGGTGCTCGACACCTCGGAGCGCGCGCCCGGCGAGCACGCGGTGAAGAAGTGGCTGACCGACGATTTCGCCACGCCGCGCCACGACGACGACTTCGACAGCTATGTGCACATCGCGAACGGCAGCTTCGTCATCGCCGAGGCTGCCGTCGTGCCATCCTATCGCAGGATGCGGGCCGATCAGAGCGACCCGGAACGTTCCGGCAAGATCGACGGCTTTCTTCGCGAGAAGGAAGGCGGCACTTTCGAAGAGCTGCTGACGGTGGTGCTCGGCCGCATCTCCGAAGACGGATCAACCTTCTACACCTGGCACCGGCCGCGCCGGAAGCGGATGTTCAACGATGAGCAGCGCGCCAAGTGGGAAGCCGCCAAGGCGGAAGGCGTCGAGATCATGGATTTCATGAAGACGCTCGGCCCCGACAACAGCTTCATGGAAGATCAGTATTCGGACGAGATCAGCCTCGACTTCCTTCAATACCAGTTGGAGCCGGAGGCCAATACGGAGAAGGCGGCGAACGCCTTCTTCAATTTCACGGTGAAGACCAGCGTCAACGTCACGTTGGCGATGCGGACTGCGATGCGGAGGGCGCTCAACCTGCCCGTGATCGGCGAATAGCTCGAAAGGACGAAAGATGACCGAAATTTCTCAACCCTCTTCGGAGGGAACGCCCCCGGCTACCCTGCCGCAGGCTCTGCGCAAGCCGCGCCTTCGCCGTTGGGAAGCGGCCGAGTATCTGAAGCTGGTGCACGGGATCGAGGTGGCGCCGGCTACGCTCGCGAAGTGGGCCTCGACCGGCGGCGGGCCGGGCTACCAGAAGTCGCTGCGCACCCCGCTCTATCCGGTCGGCGAGCTGGACCGCTGGGCGGCGGATCGCCTCGGCACGATCATGCGCAGCTCGTCGGACACGGGTGACGCGGCCTGATCATGCGTCATACCCCGCCCGCCAGGCTCGACTTCGAGCGCATCAATGCTGCCGCCCTTTCGGCGCTGCCGACGCTCTTGTCGCGGTGGCTGCCGGACGGTCGCCGCGAAGGCCATGAGTGGGTTGCCCGCAATCCTCGCCGTGCCGATCGCCGGCCAGGCAGTTTCCGCGTCAACATGAATTCCGGCAAGTGGGCCGACTTTGCGACCGACGATCGCGGCGGCGACGTGGTGAGCCTTGCCGCCTATCTCGCGAACACAGGGCAGGCAGAGGCGGCGCGCAGTCTCGCCGACATGCTGGGGGTCCGCTGATGGACGGCGACCCGATGTTCTCCCCCTTGACCCCGGAAGAGGCGGCAAAGGCCGGCAGCCCGAAAAAGGCGACGCCGAGCAAGACACCGATCGTTCCGGTCCCCGCCGATACGCCCGTGCTGCAATTCAAGCATCCGAAGCACGGCGAGCCGGGCCGCGCATGGCCCTATCACGATGCCGCCGGCCACCTGGTCGGCTATGTCTGCCGCTGGGATTTCACCAACGCCGAGGGTCAGAAGGACAAGGAAGTCCTGCCGGTCACCTATTGCGACCTCGGCAATGGCAAGCGGGCCTGGCGCTCGAAGGGCATCCCTTCGCCCCGCCCTCTCTTCGATCTGCCGGGCATCCTCGGCCGAGCCGATGCGCCCGTGCTTATCTGCGAAGGGGAGAAGACGCGCGATGCGGCTTCGATCCTCTTTCCCGACATGGTGGCGACCACGCCGGCCCATGGCGCGAAGTCGCCGCATCTGACCGACTTTGGCCCTTGCGCCGGCCGTGTCGTGGTGATCGCCACCGACTTCGACGAGCCGGGCCGGACCAACGACAAGGGCAAGCCGCTCCATCCGGGTCAGGACTTCGCCGACAAGGTGTGCGAGCTGGCGCGCGCTGCCGGCGCGAAGCAAGTGCTCCACCTTCGTCCCGATCGCCTCGGCACATGGATATGGCGCGACGGTGAGAAGATCGAGCGCGACGGGCCGTTGCCGGACGGTTGGGATTTGGCCGACGCGATCGAAGAGGGCTGGACGGAACCGGCCGTCGCGGCGGTCAAGATCGATACCGGCTTCTTCACCCCCTACCTCGACGCCGAGGCGCGCGGCGAGGCGAAGCCCGAACCGACCCCGGAAGCGGCGCCCGATGGCTGGCCGTTCCGGCTGGCGTGGAACGGCGTCGAGCGGCGGATCGAGAAATCCGACAAAGAGACGGGCGTGATCCGCGTCGAATGGCGCTGGTTCTGCTCCCGCCTCGAGGTGATCGCCGAGACGCGCAGCGCGGACGGCGAGGAATGGGGCCGGCTGCTTCGTCTGGTCGACCGCGACGGCCGCGTGAAGCAATGGGCCATGCCCATGTCGATGCTGGCCGGCGACGGCACGGCCTATCGCGAACGGCTCTTCTCCCTCGGCCTGGTCATCGCACCCGGCCGCGCGCCGCGCGATGCGCTGCACGAATATATCGCCACGGCCCGCCCCGACGAGCGGGCGCGCTGCGTCGGCCGGCTCGGCTGGCAGGGCAAGGGTTATGTGCGCTTCAACGGCACCGTAGGAGGCCAGGACAATGGGTGAGCGCTATATCATTCAGACGGCGGGCGCGATCGACCACGCATATCGCGAAAGCGGGACATTGACCGGGTGGCAAGAGAACGTCGCCCGCTACGCCATCGGCAATTCGCGCCTGGCGCTGGCCTTGTCGACCGCCTTCGCCGGGCCGCTGCTCTATCCGACAAGCTCGGAGTCGGGCGGCTTCCATTTCAGGGGCGGCTCGTCGACCGGCAAGACCACGGCGCTCGTCGTCGGGGGTTCGGTGTGGGGCGGCGGCGGCATTCGCGGCTTCATCCGCACATGGCGCGCCACGGCGAACGGCATCGAGAGCGTCGCCGCGATCCATTGCGACGCGCTTCTCTGCCTCGACGAGCTGGGCCAGGTCGACGCGAAGGAAGCCGGCCAGATTGCCTACATGCTGGCGAACGGCGTCGGCAAGGCGCGCGCAAACCGCCACGGCGAGGCGCGCCCGCCGGCCGAGTGGCGCATCCTCTTCCTGTCGTCGGGCGAAATGAGCCTGGCCGACAAGATCGCCGAGGAAGGTCGGGGCCGTCGCGTCGCCGCCGGGCAGGAAGTCCGCATCGTCGACATTCCCGCCGATGCCGGCGCCGGCCATGGCCTCTTCGAGACATTGCACGGCTTCCCCTCGGCCGACGCCTTCGCCCGCCATCTGAAGATGGCATCCGGCGAGCACTACGGCCTTGCGTCCGGCGCCTTCCTCGAATTGCTGGTGAAGGACTTCGACGCGATCGCCCCGACCGTGATGGGCTTCCGTGACGAATTCCTCGCCGAGAATTGCCCGAAAGGGGCAGACGGCCAGGTCAGCCGTGTTGCCGCCCGCTTCGGCCTGGTCGCGGCCGGGGGCGAGATGGCGACGGCGTTCGGTGTGCTGCCGTGGCAGCCCGGCGAGGCGACCAGGGCGGCAGCGAAGTGCTTCGCGGCATGGCTCGACACGCGCGGGGGCATCGAGTCATCCGAAGATCGCGAGGCGGTCGCGGCCGTCCGCCGCTTCATCGAAATGCACGGCTCGTCGCGGTTCGAGCCGATGGGAGAACTGGCGCCGCGCGACAATTTCGGCGGGCCGATCGAGTATCGGATCACCAACCGCGTCGGCTTCCGGCGGCGCGCCGACCATGGCGGCATCGAATATCTGGTGCTGCCCGAGGCATGGAAATCGGAGGTGTGCACCGGCCTCGACGCCATGCGCGTGGCAAAGGTGCTTCAAGCCCGTGGGCTGATCGTCGCCGATAGCAGCGGTAAGCTGCAGAAGCTGCAGCGTCTGCCGGGCTTCTCCAATCCGGTGCGGTGCTATGTGATCGGCGCCGGCATCCTCGGCGACGCCGCTCCGGCCGAGCCGGCCGGGCTGCTCGACTGACGGGCCGATGCCGGACCTCGCGCGCTTCACCACGTTCGCCAGGAAGGTCGGGGCATCCGTCCCCGACCCCGAACCGCCATGGTGCGAAGATGACTGGCAAGCCGCCTTCGACGAGCGCGCCGCGATCCTCGAATATGACGGCGGACTTCCGCGTCGCGAGGCCGAAAGGCGGGCCAGGATCGAAATCGACGAGAAGAAGAAGTTGGCTTCATAGTCGCCGTGAATTCGCACGAATATTCACGAAAAACCCAGCAATACTAACATCTCAGCGCGTTCCGAATTCAATTCCATTTCGCTGCCGGCAACATGATCTTGCCCTTGCAAACGCGCAAGGCGGCAAATGTTCAAGCAGATAAGAAACATCTTCCGATCGGAAACAAAGTCCACTCTGGCGAACCCTTCGTCGGAGCTTCTGGCGTTGTTCGGATCGAGCCCGACCGCATCGGGAAGCGTCGTGACGCCGGCCACAGCCATGCGCTGTCCGACCGTCTATGCCAGCGTAAAGGTGATCGCCGAGAGCGTCGCCCAGCTCCCCTTGATGCTGTATCGCCGGACCGACGACGGCGGCAAGGAACGCGCTTCCGATCATCCGCTCTATGAGTTGCTGCACGACCAGGCCAACGACTGGACCTCGGCATACGACTTCCGCCTGTTCATGCAGACGGCGCTTTGCCTGCACGGCAACGCCTTCGCCTTCATCAATCGGGCTGACGGCAAGCTCTTCGAGCTGATCCCGATCCCCTCGACCGCCGTCGAGGTGAAGGTCGATCCCGTGACGCTGGAACCCAGCTACAAGGTCACGGCCGACGACGGATCGCAGCGCGAATACGACCGCACCGACATCTTCCACCTGAAGGGCCTCGGCACCTCGCCGCATGTCGGCCTGTCGCCGATCATGCAGATGAAGGAAGCGATCGGCCTGGCGCTCGCGATGGAAGAGCACGGCAGCCGTCTCTTCGGCAACGGCGCCCGGCCGAGCGGTGTCTTCAAATACGGCAAGATGGTCGGCCCCGAGCTGGCGAAGCGGCTCCGCGACAGCTTCAACGCCTCGCATACCGGCGGCGCCAACAGCGGCAAGACGCTGGTGCTCGAAGACGGCATGGAATTCGAGCCGATACAGTTCACCAGCGTCGACCTGCAATTCCTCGAAATGCGCCGGCACCAGGTCGCCGAGATCGCACGCGGCTTCCGCGTGCCGCTTCACCTGCTTCAGGAGCTTGAGCGCACCACCCATGCCAATGCCGAGAGCATGGGGCAACAGTTCCTCAGCCTGACCCTGCTGCCGCATCTGAAGTGCTGGGAAGGCGCGATCCGCCGCGCCCTGCTCACGCCGGAAGAGCGCGCCGGCTACCATGCCGAATTCCTGACCGACGATCTGGCGCGGGCCGACCTGGCTGCCCGGTTCGACGCCTACGCCAAGGCGGTCACCAACGGCATCCTCAATCCGAACGAAGTCCGCACCATGGAAAACCGCGCGCCCTATGCCGGCGGCGACCAGTTCCGGCTGCCGATGAACACCGAAGACGCAAGCAAGCCGGGGGTCGCGTGATGGAACAGCTCACCCTCGAAGTGAAGTTCGCGACGGGCGAAGCCGGGCTGGTGTCCGGCTATGCGTCGCTCTTCGGCAAGCCGGCGGATTACGTCAACGACGTGATCGAGGCCGGCGCCTTCGGTGCGACCCTCGCCGCCCATGATGCCGCCGACACCATGCCGGCCATGCTTCGCGAACACAAAGGCGATCCGGTCGGCCAGTGGCTTGAAATCGAAGAAGACGAGCTGGGGCTTCGCGTCAAAGGCCGGCTCGACCTCGACACCCCGGAAGGCCGGGATGCGTATGAGGCGGTGCGGGCCGGCAAGATCGACGGCTTGAGCATCGGCTATCGCGCCGTGAACGCCGAGCGCGGCCAGGACGGCGCGCGCACCCTCCATGAAATCGAGCTGCACGAAGTCAGCCTGGTCCGACGCCCCGCGTCGAGCCGGGCGCGCGTGCTTTCGGTGAAGTCGGCTCCGGCCGGAAACCCTGCCGCGAAGGGCGCGGCAATCTTGAAGAGGAAGACCATGGAAAAGAAAGAAACCGCGCCCGGCGGCGAACCGGGCAACGAGACGCCGACCGTCGACGATCGCGTGACCGGGCTGGAAGAAAATGTCGCCGGCCTCGACACTCGCCTGAAGGCCGTGGAAGAGAAGGTCGGTTCCGTGAAATCGGTAGCCGACCGGATCGAAGCCAAGCTCAACCGCCCCGGCGCCACCGTCGAGACGAAGGCCACGCCCGAAAAGATCGAGACCAAGGCATTCGTCGGCTTCCTTCGCCAGGGCCGCGAAGCCCTCGGCGCCGACGAGGTGAAGGCGCTCCGGGTCGCCGACGACACCGCCGGCGGCTATCTCGCTCCGGCCGACTTCGTTGCCCAGGTGGTCAAGGGCATCGTCGAGTTCTCGCCCGTGCGCCAGGCCGCGAAGGTCGGCTCGACCTCTTCCGGTTCGGTGATCCTGCCGAAGCGCACCGGGCGCCCGACCGCCCATTGGGTCGGCGAGACCGAGGACCGGGAAGAAACCGGCTCGACCTATGGCCAGGTCGAAATCCCGGTGCACGAAATCGCCTGCTATGTGGACGTGTCGCTTCGGCTTCTCGAAGACGCCGCGGTCAACATCGAGTCGGAAGTGTCCGCCGACCTGGCCGAAGAGTTCGGCCGCATCGAAGGCGTCGCCTTCATCAACGGCGACGGCGTGAAGAAGCCCATGGGCTTCATGGCCGACGCCAGCGTGGGCATCGGCGTCAACGGCCATGCGACCACTCTCGGCGCGGATGCCCTGATCAGCTTCATGTATTCGCTGCCGGCCTTCTACCGCAACCGCAGCTCGTGGATGATGAACGGCACCACGCTCGCCACCGTGCGCAAGCTGAAGGACGGCCAGGGCAACTATCTCTGGCAGCCGAGCTACCAGGCGGGCCAGCCGGAAACCCTGCTGGGCCGCCCCGTCGTGGAAGCGGTCGACATGCCCGACGTGGCGTCCGGCACCTTCCCGATCGCCTTCGGCGACTTCGCGACCGCCTACCGCATCTATGACCGGGTGTCCCTGTCGGTGATGCGCGACCCCTACAGCGTCGCGACGAAGGGGCTTGTCCGCTTCCACGCGCGGCGCCGGGTCGGCGGCGGCATCGTGCTCGGCGAGGCCATCAAGAAGCTGAAGATGGCGACGAGCTGAAGCCTGTAACACCTGTAACACCCCGGATTTCCGGCGGTGTTACAGGTCAATGGCACGGATAATCCATATTTTTCAATAGGTTGCTTGGTCCGTAACACCTGTAGCACTTGTAACACCGGAGAAAGACGAACATGCGCGACATTCACCACAATCTCGGCATCGTCGAGGCGATCCCGCCGGCCGTCTACTCGGCCGACAACACGCCCGGCGCCGTCGACCTTCTCGGCTTCGACGCGGCCGAGATCGCCATTCAGGTTGGCGTCGGAGGCATCACCTTCACGGGCACGAACAAGATCGAATTCGTCGTCACCCATAGCGACGACGACGCGACCTATGAGGCGGTTACCGACGAAGACCTTCTCGGCGTTGCCGGCGTCGCCAGCGGCATCGTGCTGGCGCTGAAGACGGCCCATGCCGCCGCATCCGTGACCCGCGTCGGCTATGTCGGCGACAAGCGGTATCTGAAGCTGCTCGCTGACTTCGGCGGGACGCACGGCGCCGGCACGCCGATCGCCGCCACCGTCATCAAGGGCCACGCCCGCACGAAGCCGGTGGCCTGATCAACCCCGCCGGCCGGGGCGTCGAGTGCGCCTTGGCTGGCCCATCCCTTCAAATCTGGTGACGCCCGATGCCGCTCGTTCCGCTCTCCCCTCCCGACACCGACCCGGTGACGCTCGCCGAGGTCAAGTTGCACATTCACGTCGACCATGACGAAGAGGATACGCGGATCGCGGGCTTCATCGGCACCGCCGTTGCCAAGCTGGACGGCCGCGCCGGACTTCTCGGCCGTTGCCTGATCGCTCAGTCCTGGCGGCTGGTGCTCGACCGCTTCCCCGCCGAGATCACCTTGCCGCTGCCGCCTTGCATCTCGGTCGACCGCATCGCGTATGAGACGGCTGCCGGCACCGAAGTCGACATCGAGGCGGGCAACTATCGGGTGACCGGGCTTGGCACGCTCGACGGCGCCCGCATCCGTCCCGCCCGTGGCCGCTCCTGGCCGAGCACCGATCAACCGGGAAGCGTCTTCGTCGAGTTCACGGCCGGCTTCGGCGAGAATGCCGGCGATGTTCCCGAGCCTTTGCGCACCGCCATCGCCATGCATGTCGGACACCTCTACGAGCACCGCGAAAGCGTCGTGCTCGGTTCCGGCTTCATCACCGAGACGCCACACGGATACGAAGACCTGATCCGCGACTATCGCGCCTGGAGCTTCTGACCATGCGTGCGGGTGACCTTGATCGGCGGATCACGCTTCAAGGCGTCGAGTATATCTTTGACGATTATGGCGGCTACGGAGAAGTGTGGACTGATGTTGGCACGTTCTGGGCCGAGGTGAAGCAAGAGAGCGGTCGAGAGTTCTTTGCCTATGGCGGGATCAACTCTGAACGGAAGGTGATCTTTCGGCTTCGATGGGTTGATGGGATCACCGTGGTTCACCGCGTCATCTATGACGAACGCGAGCACAATATCCACGAGGTGCGGGAGCTGGGCCGACAGGAAGGTCTTGAGCTTCACACCACGGCGAGCGGATGACGCGATGCCTTGGTCAGCACCGAAACACTGTCCACGCGGCCACGCTCCCTATCAGGGATCACGCTGCCCGATCTGCTCGGCAGCGTTCAAGGCTGCGGCTGATGCACGTCGACCCTCGGCTCGGCAGCGCGGATATGACGGGAAGTGGGAGCGCGAGAGCAAAGCCTATCTCGCGGCGCATCCTCAATGTGTGTCCTGCGGTTCCCCTGCCTCGCTGGTCGACCATGTGCAGCCGCATCGTGGCGATCGTCGGCTCTTCTGGTCGCGGTCTAACTGGCAGCCGATGTGCGCTTCGTGCCACGGCCGGAAGACGGTTCGCGAGGATGGCGGCTTCGGCAACCCGGTCGCATCGAGGCCAGGGGGAGGTTTCGAATTCTGACCGATCCGGCCCGGACCGGCGGTCTAATCTCGCGCGCAACAACGTGGAAATTGGGAGTTTTTTGAGAAATGAAAGGCCGGAAACCGAAGCTGACCGTCGTCGAAGGCAACGTTATGCCGAACCGCTGCCCTGGCCCGACCGCCTGGCTGTCGGACTCGGCGAAAGCAGAATGGCGGCGTGTTGCGCCGCTTCTGCACGAGCGGAAGTTGCTCGCTCCCGACACCATGGCGACCCTCGAAAGCTACTGCGTTGCGGTCGGCATAGTCCGCGACTGCTCTCAACCCGAAGTCGTCGAAAGCTCTCTCTTTGGAAGCCAGACCGTGGGGCAATCCCCGGCGAGGATGAAGACCATGTTTGCAGCCATGCGCGAAGCAAGGCTGCTCGCCGCCGAGCTGGGGCTGACCCCGCATCGTCGCGGTGCGAAAGCACAAGAGGAAGGAAAAAAGGATGGCGAATGGGACTCCGATCTTCTCGCCTGATCCGGCGCTCTACCCCGATCCCACCGGCCGCGCCGATCGCATCTGTCGCTTCGTGCGACGGCTGAAGCTCTGGGAGGGCGACTTTGCCGGCCAGCAATTCAACCTGCATGGATTTCAGGAAGCAATCGTCCGCCGCATCTACGGTCCAAGCACCGAAGCCGGCGATCGTCAGGTTCGCATGGCTTGCATTTGGATACCGCGCGGCAATGCCAAGACCACGCTCGCCTCGGCCCTCGGCCTGGCTCATTTCATGGGGCCGGAAGCCGAAGCCGGCGGCCAGGTCGTGATGGCTGCCGCCGATCGCGAAAATGCGAGCATCGCCTTCAACAGTGCACACCAGATGGTGCTTCAGGATGACGTTCTAGCCGGCCGGACACGCCCGATCGAAAGCCGCAAGACGATCGGTCATCCGAAGACGAAGAGCACGCTGAAGGCCATCTCACACGAAGCCTATTCGAAGCACGGCCTCAACGTTTCCTTCTTCCTCGCTGACGAGGTTCATGCATGGCCGACCGCTGAAGGCAGAAAGCTCTTCAAGGTCGTGACGGACTCCATGGTGAAGCGCTCGCATCCGCTGACGATCATCATCTCGACTGCCGGCGAAGGTCAGGGCGGCTTGGCGTGGGACTTGTGGCAGTACTCGCACAAGGTAGCGATCGGCGAGGTGATCGACCCTTCCTTCGCGCCGATCATCTTTGCCGCGCCACCGGAGGCTGACTGGCGCGACGAAAGCGCCTGGCACACGGCCAATCCTGCCATAGCCGCCGGCTTCTGCTCTCTCGAAGAGCTGCGGATCAAGGCACGGCGTATCGAACACTTCCCGTCCGAGATTGCAGACTTTCGTCGGTTCCATCTGGACCAGTGGCAAGAAGGTGCGGCCAATCCCTGGCTGGCGCTCGAAGTCTATGACCAGGCGGCGGAAATGACGCCGGCCGACAGTCTTATGGGCCGTCCCTGTTGGGTCGGCGTTGATTTGTCGAGCGTCGAGGATCTGACGGCCGTCGTGGCTGTCTTTCCAGACGGTGATGGTGAAAGCCGGCGCTATGACGTGCTGCCGATGTTCTTCCTGCCCGAGGCGAACCTGACTCGGAAGAGCGAGAAGGACCGGGCCGACTATGTGCGCTGGAAGGAAGCGGGCTTCCTGACAGTCACCCCCGGCAATGTTGTCGATCATGCTGCGATCGTGGCGCACGTCGTCGAGTTGGGCGAACGCTTCGGCGTGCAGGAAATCGCCATCGACCGCTGGAACTCGACCGCCGTCAATACAAGCCTTCAGGAAGAGGGTTTCACCATCAATCAGTTCGGCCAGGGCTTCGCCTCGATGGCGGCGCCGGTCAAAGAGCTGAAGCGCGCGATCCTATCGGGCGACTTCCGCCATGGCGCCAATCCGATCCTGCGCATGTGCTTCGGCAATGTCATCGCCGAAAAGGATGCCGCCGAGAACGAGAAGTTCACCAAGGAAAAGGCGCGAGGCCGGATCGACGGCGCCGTGGCCTCGGCAATGGCGATCGGCCGCATCCTCGCCAATGAAACGGGGCCGTCCCTCTATGAGACGCAACGGCCCGAAGGATTTCTGTTCATCTAGGAGCAAAGGCTATGAACACAGTGACCATCCTCGGCTTGAACCGGGTCAGCAACCCAAAACCGAACCGGGGCGGCAGCACCGTCCTGGCGTATTTCGACTGCGAGGCAAACGGCCTGTCTTTGCAGGGCTGCGCCTTGGTGCGGACGCCGAAAAACGGCCTGACCGTCTGGCCGCCGAAGCTCGAAGGACCGGAGAGCGTCCGACGCGCCATCAGCTTCGTCGACAGTTCGCTTCGCCATGCCCTGATGATGCACGCCCGCGAAGCGTATCGAGCACTTGGCGGTGTCGATGCCGAATGGATCGGCACCTCGATCCCGATGCCGCCCCGTCAAGGCGTGGTAATGGGCGAAGAATTCGCCGACCGGTGA